GCGAAAAGCGCACAGCGTGGTGCAAGCCCACGCGTAGGCTTTACAACTAAATATAGCAAACAATGAAAAGAGGTGAAAATATGTCAGTTCAAGATTTATACACTTTAATACACGGTGAAGAGCCTATAGAATTATACAATTTTGTAAATCATAGCATTTTATATAGTGGCGATTTTAAAGATTTACCATTAAAGTTTTATGTCTTGCACGTATACGGTATTTCTTCTGATTGTGTTGACAACGAAAGTATAATTTTTATGACTGTAAAGTAATAAAAATAGTGAAATAGAGAGGAGGTGAAATAGTGACAAATAACATCAAGCTCGGTACATTGGTCAAGTACAGTGCAACGACAAGTTTTTGTTTACATGATTTACAGTACGATATAACTGAATTTTATACACGTTCACAGATACTTGAAAATAAACAGATTTCAAAAATGAAAGTGGTGCAATTTAAGATAGTCAAAGGAAAAGAATTAATACGTGTAGATGTAGTAGAATAGAAAAGAGGTCATAATGATGTTGAAAAAAATAAAATTGTCGCAATCAGAAATAGATTATATTTATCAGGATTTTGTTTTTGAAATAGCCACAAAAGTAGCTAAAAAGGTAAAAGGTAAAGTTTTCTATGGATATGCCAATATAGAAGAAATGTGGTATATCATAGTAAAGACACGTGAACTAGGTGAAAAGAGATTTTTTCTTGACACACTTGACTACGATATGCTAACTGGTGTGTCATCAAAAGAAATATCAGATAATATAATCAAGTTTTATCACGAATTAATAGAAAAGAGGTTTTTTATAATATGACGAATAAAAGAAAACATGAATTAGAGCGAATAGTTCGCAAGGAATATAGTCATTTTGAAACAATGTTAATTGGTAAAAATAATAGTATGAGAATAATAACACAGTTATTCAATTTAATACAGTATAAAATAGAATTTTTATATTTTACAAAAAGAATAGATTACGAAGAAAAAGTATTTATGAAACAATGTAATTTATGTCATATGTATTATTATCATAAAATGGTACAACATATTTATAAATAATTTGTACGAATTTTCGTAAATTTTCGTAAATACAGAAAATCAAAATGTAGAAAAGTTCATAAAATGTTCATAATTCTGACACACTGTATTTACATACCTACTGTAATATATAATATGTAAAGAGGTATTGCATCTCTTACGATTACGTTTTGCTATATTGGCATACCCACACTAGCGCTAGTCAATGCGACACTCGCTAGTGTGGACTCCTCGAAAGGCGATGAACACATGATAGAAACGTTATATGCACAACTCATAACAGACCCTAACACTTTAAAGGTCTTATGCAGAACAGATAAACGCAACGTAACAACTGAAACTATATATCGAGACGATTGTAAAATTATAATTCGTCATAAAGCAGACGATTTTCTTTCCTGTTTGATAGTCAAGAGATAGAAAAGCTATCATCAAATAGATTGCAAAGCAAACTTGACTACTACACCTATTGGTGTTACAACTTTATTACAATTAACTTTACAAATCATAGCACAAAGAAAAGGAGAAAAAACTATGAGAAAACCAATGGTCACACGTACAATTATTTCAACATCTGTCACGGCTTTATGTGTAAATTCACAGACAGCAGAGACATTCGAGCAGGAGTTTACACTTAGTGGTAAAATACTCGAAAAAGACAAGGCTTTAAAGAAACTATCAAAGCTTTATAACACAGAGGTTTGCACTATAGTTGCAATTCGTGAACTTAAAGAAGTCAACGAATTATACGGAATGGATGAAGCAGACTTCATTAAAGGCGCAAAGATACTCGACCCTGCTACACGTAAAGAGATTGAAACAGAGCAGACAGAAGCAGAATAAAAGAAAAGGAGATAAACAATTATGGCAATTACAATTAACACACAGTCAAGAGATTTTACAGAGGTAGAGCAGTATTTAATGACATTAGATAGAGGAATTCAGCCATTAAAGGATGTAGAGGACGGCACAAGTATTCCAGTAGCAGGTTATCTTACATTCACAGACGAAAAAAAGAACGGAGATAGCGTTGATATTTTATCAGTCATTACTCCAGACAACGAAGTATTCTCTTGTCAGTCAGCTACATTCAAGCGTAGCTTTGACAACATAACTAACATCATGCATGGTAAACAGTTTAGTGTTATCAAAGTTAGTGGCACAACAAAGGCAGGCAGACCTTACATTGACTGTGCACTTGATGTGAAATCAGTAAAATAAAATTTTATCTTTCTGCTGACCCTTGCTAATAAGTTAGCAGGGGTCTTATTATTTTAAAGAGGAGAGAAAAAGTATGGCAAAGAAACGATTTACAAAAAATCAAAAAGCATTACATGATTTAATGCAAGATTATGCTGATAAAGGTGTCGATGTTTCGTACATTGATCTTCCTAAAACTATAACACAAAAGTTTTTAAAAGAAATAAGAGAAGATTTAGAACAGAGATTTACAGCACAGCAACACGACATTGTAGATACAATTAAAGAAATGTTATATGATTTACCTAACAGTAGATATGTTTATAATCGCTCATACAATAAAATGAATGAAATATCATTAGAAAGTTTTTATTATAAAGCTATATCAATGTTACAAGATAATATGCAGGAGTTTGGTGAAGCATATTATAAGCACTTAAAGGACAATGAAAATAAAATTATAGAAAGTTTAGAAGTAATAGCAGGTGATAGTGAAGATAGTAGAATAAGGTCAAATATAGTACAAGCATTAAACATTTTATCTTATAACAATATGTCAAAGGAAATGGAAATAGTTACAAATAATTGGTTAGAAACACTTGCTAATTACAATGAAGAATAAGAAACAAAATGTTAGAAGATTTATGTGTGATTTTGAAACTACAGTTTATAAAGGACAAACGTCAACAGAAGTTTGGGCAAGTGCAAGCGTTGAGTTTTACACAGAAAATGTAAATATTTTTCATTCAATAGACGAACAGTTTCAATATTTTAAAACATTAAATTGTGACATAGTTGCTTATTATCATAACTTAAAATTTGATGGAAATTTTTGGATGTCATATTTGCTAACAGAATTAAAATATGAACAGGCTATCCATTACTTAAATGATGAACAGACTCAAGCGGAATTTATCAGAATAAAAGATATGAAAAATAAATCTTTTAGATATACAATTTCTGATATGGGTCAATGGTATACATTAACTATTAAAGTTAATAATCACATAATAGAACTAAGAGATAGCTTAAAACTATTACCATTTTCAGTAAAGCAAATAGGAAAATCTTTTAAAACAAAACATCAAAAATTAGACATGGAATATGTTGGCTATAGATATGCAGGTTGTAATATAACTGATGATGAAAAACAATACATAGCTAATGATGTATTAGTAGTTAAAGAAGCACTCGAACAGCTATTCAATGACGGACACGATAAACTTACAATAGGTTCGTGTTGTATGGAAGAATATAAAAAATCTACAGGTGCATATGGTTATGAAGATTTATTCCCACCACTTGATGAAGTTGGCATTGATAAAAATATTTATGGTTCGTCAAATGCTGACGAATATATACGTCACAGTTATAAAGGTGGTTGGTGCTATTTAGTAAAAGGAAAAGAAAATATAATTAGACATAATGGTGTGACAGCAGATGTAAATTCTTTATATCCTAGTATGATGCACTCGCAAAGTGGAAATAGTTTTCCAATAGGTAAGCCGTATTTTTGGACAGGAAATATAATACCTGATGAAGCTATAGGCGAAAATAAATATTACTTTTTAAGAATAAAAACACGCTTTTATATAAAAGAAAATATGTTACCATTTATTCAGATAAAAGGTAATCACTTATATAAAGGCACAGAGTCATTAACGACTAGTGATATATTAAATAAAGACGGAACATATAATCGTTACTATAAAGATAAAAATGGGAACATACACGACAGTACAGTAATAATGACAGTAACCATGACAGATTACAAATTAATGTTAAAACACTATGAACTAGTTGATTTTGAAATTTTAGACGGATGTTGGTTTTATTCTATGAAAGGAATATTTGATAATTACATAAATCATTACGCAGAAATTAAAATGAACAGTAAAGGTGCAAAGCGTACAGAAGCAAAATTGTTTCTCAATAACCTTTATGGTAAACTCGCTAGTAGTTCCAATAGCAGTTTTAAGGTTGCATATGTAAAAGAGGATGAAAGCATAGGCTTCTATATAGTTCCTGCTAATAATAAAAAGGTGGGGCATATAGCAACAGGTAGTGCAATAACATCCTATGCACGGAACTTCACGATAACAGCCGCTCAAAAAAATTACTATGGTGTAGACAAAGCAGGATTTATTTATGCTGACACTGACAGTATACATTGTGACTTGCCTGCTGATAAGATAAAAGGCATAACGGTAGACCCTGTGAAGTTTTGCTGTTGGAAGCTTGAGAGTAGTTGGGACACAGCTATATTCACAAGGCAGAAAACATACATAGAACACATAACTCATAATGATTTAGTACCAGTTGATGAACCATACAACGATATTAAATGTGCAGGAATGCCACAAAAATGCAAAGATTTATTTAACAAATCAATGCAGGGTTATGAAGCAAAGGAGAGTGATAACTATACACAAAGTGAATTAAAATTCTTAGAAACAAAAAGAGACTACAGTGATTTTAAAGTTGGTTTATGTGTTCCTGGAAAATTATTACCAAAAAGAATTAAAGGTGGTGTATTACTTGTGGACACGACATATGAAATGAGGTGAAACATTATGATAACATGGTTAGTAGATTTATATTACAGATACAAAGCAAAGAAACATGAAAAAACTTGTAACCATATTTGTTGTTTCTGCAAGTACAAATATGATTGTGATTATTTTACAAGGGAGAGATAAAATTATGAATGATAAAATGGAAAAAGTAGTGCAGGAACTACGCAAAAGATTTAAAGGTTCGATCGAGTTTTATGATGTACCATATACAGAGCAGTATAAAATAGAATATTGCTTAAATGGTTTATACATAACAAAGTTATTATCATACGATTTTATAAAGAAAAAAGATACAAGGGAAATTGTATTATCATTAAACATATTAATCGCAACAGACATTCACAATCATTTTTATAAGTAAAGGAGAAAAAATTATGATAGATAAAAACGAAAAGAATATTATATTTTCACGACTTGTAACTGAAATAATAGAAGATAAATATGACATTGTATTTACATTTATCGTAACATACGTAGAAGATAACTAGAGTAATTTATCAGTTATTTTTAATATTAATGCTCATGAATGTAATATAACACAACCTATTAATTATGAAACGCAAAAGATAATTGATTTAGTTGAAGCTATTTCAGATAAAATTAATAAAGCAATTGTTAATAGTTATTTAAAATAAAAAAGCAAAAAGGCAGGAGTAAAAACTCTTGCCTTTTCTATATCTATAACTATTGCAGAACACAAGCGCACAGCATTTACGACAATACATACTAGCGTTATCTTCCAAACGTGCTACCTAGCAGTATCAAGTGAACATACAACAGCAGATACCTAATAACTGATAGTCTTAAATAATACTTCCTTACATTTAAGGTTCTTAAATCTAAAACAACCTTTTTCAAAATAGTACCTTAACTGACTGATAAATAAATCATTCTGCTTTAACATAATATAATTAATATCATGGTCATTAACAGTAACACTTATTTTACTTCTAAAGGTACTATCTGCTTTATCATCAATATATAAAAAACCCTGTTCAGTAAATTGTTTCACAGCATAATCATGGCTCATATACCTTAGCGTTGCAATATATTTTCCTTTTCCTACTGGTGTATCAATAAAAGCAGTGTTATCATTTAAGTACACATTTTCACTTGAATATGCGACATACTGATTATTCTTAAATGCTCTATTGAAACCGCTCTCTTTTTGTGCTTTACTTGCAGTTTCTATGAAACCACTTTCCAGTACAAATCCATCACCTTTTAAGAAATTAGTTTCACTGTTTAATCTTTCAGATATTCCCAACTCTGTATAATAAGGATTGATAATACTAACTGCATTACTTAACATATATACTGGAAGATACCTTGCCTGCTCACCATGTCCTCTTGCTATACTTGTATGTACGCTGATAAATTTTCTTATTTCATCACTACAATAGTGATTAGTTTCACTTTGAAATTCATCGAATAGCATACTATCAGTATCACTAAGTAAGTGACTATATTTTTTCAATTGGTCTGCACTATTTAAACTTATGGCATAACCACAATGTTGTTCATTTAAAAACAAACTATGATAGATACCACTTGCACAGCGTTCACTTTCCATAGTGTAATTACTAAAAAATAATGTTTGTAAATCCTTAAAAAACTTATTAGATACGTCATCAAGCTCATAATTGTACCTATAAATTAAACAGAATTTTTTACCATACTTTAGAAATCTATTGATTAACAATCTACCAAAATAGGTTGTCTTACCACCACTTCTATTAGTGGTACATAAAAATAGTTCGGGCTTTAATCCATTTATATCTTTCATTGATAACAATTTAGTCCCGTCGTAGTATTTATTTTCACTCATATTGTTATACTCTTTTCTTAAATTTGCCTATAATTATCTCAATTTATTATAACATAATTATTGCAAAATATCAAGTAATATGATATAATTAAAAATAGAATAAAAGAGAGGTGGTGAGAACATGGAAACAATGCAGATGATTTTGCAGGCTATCACAACAGTAGGCTTTCCTATAGTAATGTGTTTATGTTTAGCATGGTACTGTATGAAATTAAATGAAAGTCACAAGAACGAAACAGATAAGTTTACCACTGCATTAAATGAAAACACATTAGTATTGCAGAAATTGTGTGACGTTCTGAACGTAGAAAGAAGTGATAAGAATGAGTAAAGTTGACGCATACACAGACTATATGATTACAATAGCAAATGACAATTCACATGGCTATTCACAGATTAACAGAGGTGGTAACCCTGACTTTGACTGTAGCTCATTAGTTGGTCATGCACTTGCTAAAGCAGGGTTTAATGTAAATCCCAACAGTACAACAAGGAATTTGTATGAACAGCTGAAACGTTGTGGTTTCACTTCATGCAACAGACCTTTTAAAAAAGGCGATATTCATTTAGCAGTGGGACATCACGTATGCGTATCAACAGATAGTGAACACATAGTTCATGCAAGCATTGACGAAAACGGAACTACAAAAGGAAACAAAGCAGGAGACCAAACTGGCAGGGAAATTTGTATACGAAAATATTACAATCCTAGTTATGGTTGGTCATATCATTTACGCTATAATGAAAAAAGTAAAGGAAGTGCAAGCTATAGTATGAATACTTTAAAAAGAGGTTCATCAAATATTGACGTATCAGTTTTTGAAATACTAATGAAAAAGTTAGGTTATTACAGTGGTAGCATTGATACAAAATATGGTGCAGGCTGTGTAAGGGCTTGTAATAATTTTCAGTCAAATTATGGATTGACTGTTGACGGAAAGTGTGGTAAAAACACATGGAATAAACTTTTTAGTTTAGGTATAAGATAATGGCATGGATTGTTAAAGTAGGAGTAGCTCAATATTTAACACAGTCTGAAATGGAAAATAATGCTACTGAGTTCTATGGTTATTTCAACAGTAAAGGTTTTACCATTGAGAGCATATCTGGTATGCTAGGTAATCTTCAACAGGAGTCAAATATTAACCCTGGTATGAAACAAACAGCTAGTGCAAGTAGTGGTTGGGGATTGATACAGTGGACACCTAGCAGTAACCTAACAGATTATGCAAATGCACAAGGTTCTGACTGGGCTACTGGTGAAATACAAACACAGTTAATGTGGGATGAAATAATAAACGGATATGGTGGACAATGGATACCTAAGCCTGCGCTAGGATATAGTTATACTGGTGATGAATTTTCAAAACTAACTGATGTCTCCGAAGCGTGTAAAGCATATCTATATGAAAGAGAACGTGCAGGAGTTGAAGCATTGAGTAACAGATTAATATATGCTAGTAACTGGTATGAATACTTAACTGGAGTTACACCACCTACACCACCTGTACCAACTAAGCGAAAAGGAATGCCAGTTTGGATGATGTGCAGACCAATATTTTAAATAGAAAAAGAGGTGATAATATGGCAGTACTTTCACATGATGATTTTATAAGTGCAGTAAAAGGTTTAGCAGGAGATAACGCTGATGATAATACTCTTACTATGATTGAAAATTTTACTGACACATTCAATGACCTTGAAACACGTGCAAAAGATACCACTGATTGGAAAGCAAAATATGAACAGAATGACAATGAGTGGAGAGAAAAATATAAAGCACGATTTTTTGAGGGCAGTGCAGGTACAGACCCTGCAACAGTAATTAAGGAACAAAAGGAAGATATTACCGATGACGGTAAGGAAATTTCCTTTGATGATTTATTTAAAGAAAGAGAGGGCTAAGAATTATGGCTACAAAACCAAAAATTAAAACACTTACTAATTCAAGCGTTGATATCTTAAATGCAATAAGAAACAACGCAAGCACAAACTACAGAGATTATGTACCGCAGGCTACAGCAGACTCTGACTCAATCAGAGAAATCGGCGCAGTAATTATGGACTATCCTGCTTTACAGAATGAATTTTTATCTGCTCTTGTAAACAGAATAGGTAGAGTAATTTTAACAAGCAAGTCATATGACAACCCATGGTCTATGTTTAAAAAAGGTATGCTCGAGTTTGGTGAGTCTATCGAAGAGGTATTTGTTAATATTGCAAAACCGTTTCAGTTTGACCCACAGATTGCAGAGTCCAATGTATTCAAGCGTGAAATTCCAGATGTACGCAGTGCGTTTCACATTATGAACTATCAGAAGTTCTACAAAGCTACAATCTCAAATGACCAGTTAAGACAGGCTTTTCTATCTATTGATGGCATTACAGATTTGATTGCTAAGATTGTAGATGCTATGTATACTGGTGCTAACTATGACGAGTTTCAGACTATGAAGTATATGCTTGCAAAGCATATTTTAAATGGACTGATGAACCCAGTTACTATTCCTGCTATTAACACAGCAAACATGAATAGTATTGTTAGTACTATTAAGGGAGTATCAAATAAGTTTACTTTCCTTAACTCAAAGAATAACCTTGCAGGTGTTATGAACCATACACCTAAGCAGGAGCAGTATTTGTTAGTCAATTCACAGTTTGATGCTACCATGAATGTTGAAGTACTTGCAAGTGCTTTCAATATGGATAAAGCAGAGTTTGACGGACATCATGTACTTGTAGATAGTTTCGGTGATTTAGACATTGAGAGATTAAATATTCTCTTTGCTGATGACCCAACCTATACAGCGATAGGACAGGCAGAACTTGAAGCACTTGACGCTATTCCTTGTGTTTTAGTAGATAGCGATTGGTTTATGATTTTTGACAACTATCAGAACTTCACAGAACAGTACAATGGCGAGGGTCTGTATTGGAACTATTGGTATCACGTATGGAAAACATTTAGTGTATCTCCATTCTCTAACAACGCTGTATTTGTTGCAGGTACACCTGCTGTCAAGACAGTTACAGTTACACCTAGTGAAGCTACAGTTAGTGCAGGTGGACAGATACAGTTAAGTGTTACTGTTGATACTGATAACTATGCACCACAGAGTGTTATATGGAGTATCGCTACGGGTGGTGATAAGGCTAGTATCTCAAGTACCGGTATGCTTAAGATTAATAGTGACGCTGAAGCAGGAACTATTACAGTTAAAGCAACTAGCACGTTTGATAGTACAAAGTCTGGTACTGCAACTATTACAGTTGCGTGATATTAATACGGCAGGAGAGCGTGATTGCTTTCCTGCTATTGTAAAGGTGGTGGAGATATGCAGATACAACCTAATAGTATTATCAAATTGTGTAGTGGTGTACCGATAGATAGTAGTTATAAAGATACTATTTATTTTGAAAATAGAGAAGCACAGAAAAGTTATTTTGATAGTAAAGTTAGTAAGACTATGGACAAAGCTAGTTTTCAGAGAATTAATGGACAGCAGGGTGTTGTAAGAATGAGTGCTAATGCAGAGAACATTTATGACTGCAACTATATGATGTTTCAAAATACTAACTATGCTAGTAAATGGTTTTATGCTTTTATTACTAATATCGAGTATGTAAACGATAAAGTTAGTAATGTATATTTTACTATTGATGTTATGCAAACATGGTTTATGTTTGACTGTACTCTTAAAGAGTGTTTTGTTGAGAGAGAACATAGCATGACAGATGTTATTGGTGATAATTTAGTACATGAAAATGTTGAACTAGGAGATTATGTTAGTAGTTCATTTGAGCAATTTACAACATCTGAAACTAGTAGCGGAAACACAAATATTATAGCACCGTTGTCAATAGTAGTTGCTTGTACCTTTAACAAAGATTATGAAGATGTTGCAGGTGGATATTATTCAAATTTATATAGTGGTTTAAATTTTATAACGTTTGACAACAATCCAACAGGCGCACAAGAGTGTAGTGAATGGCTATCAAATGTACCTAGCGCAAAATATGACGGCATAGTTGCTATGTTTTTAATGCCTACTAATTTTATAAGTAATGTAAATGGTGGTAATAAAATTTATAATTCTACCATTCAAAAACTTATTATAAATATGTTTGGTACAGACGGCTATCAAATTAAAAACAATAAATTATATACTTACCCGTATAATTTTTTATACTTAACAAATTTTCAAGGTTCTTATGCTGACTTACATTATGAGTATTTCAGTGACAGTGTTTGTAATTTTACTATAGTAGGTGATATGACTTGTAATCCTGAGATTGCAGTTATTCCTAATAATTACAAAGGTGTAGTCGCAAACTATGACGAAAAAATAACATTACAAGGTTATCCACAATTGGGTTGGAGTACTGATAGTTTTAAGGCATGGTTAGCGCAAAGTGCAACAAGTGTGGTTGGAAACGCTATGAGTACATCAATGTTTGATAGTTCATATGCTAATAGAACCGCTATAGCAGGAAAATATATACCTAGTGCTATGGGTGGAGTTGGCGCAGGTGTAAATATTTCAAGCACTCCTAATCCATTAGCTTTAACATTAGCAGGAGTTCATGTTGCAAATGCTATTCAAAATATAGCTTATCATAGTGCTTTGCCACAACAAGCACATGGAAGTAATAATGGCAGTATTTTGTCAACAATAGGACTAATGACTATTGGTATAATGAAAAAACATATAAGAGAAGAGTACGCAAAAATAATTGATGATTATTTTACTGTATATGGATATGCAACTAATAGAGTAAAAGTACCTAATATAAGTGTAAGACCACATTGGACATACACAAAAACAATAGGAAGTAATGTTGTTTCAAAAACTTGTAGTAATAATGATGTAACTCTTATCAATACTATTTTTGACAATGGTATTACATTTTGGAAGAACGCTAGTGAAATAGGTAACTATTCATTAGATAACAGTCCTAATTAGAAAAGAGGTGAGACAATGAGTAGAAGAGGTAGAAAAGCACAGTCCGAAGCATTCCTGCAAAATCAGAGGACATATCTACAGTATGTTAATAGGTTGACAGAATTAAGCATTTCAATGTTTGATTGGAAAAACTTACCAAGTACTATTGACGCAAGGTTTTTAGAACTAACACTTTTTAATGACGGAATGGCAGTATTTTTTAAAGACGAAGTCATGGGTTATTTAGGACTGCAAGTTATGATAGGTGGTAAACTTGATGTTTACAGAATACCTATTACTCGAACAGCCTTTGCACAGAATGGGTATCAAATGAAACTTGACCCTAGCAACAGTGTTATTATTTATAATAATATGCTACACACTAACAGTATACTTGATGTGCAGGAAATGAGTAAAAGGTTGTATGAAATACAAAGAACTATTGATGTGAATGTAATACAGCAGAAAACTCCTAAGATTATCACTTGTACTGAAAATCAGAGACTTGTAATGAAAAATCTATATGCACAGTATATGGGAAATGAACCATTTATTTTCGGTGATAAGAATTTAGACCTAAGCGGTATTAAGACACTTGATACTACAAGTCCTTATGTTGCTGATAAGTTGTATGATTTAAAAACTCAATATTGGAATGAAGCATTAACATATTTAGGTATTAGTAATGTCAATACAGTTAAAAAGGAAAGAATGATAACTGATGAAGTACAAAGAAACTTAGGTGGAACGATTGCTAGTAGGTATTCGAGATTGTTTATGAGACAGCAGGCTTGTGAACAGATTAATAAAATGTTTGGTCTGAACATTAGTGTTGATTATCGCGAGGATATGCAAGTACTTGATACTTATGACGCTGATAAAGCGGAGTTGAGCAATGAAACTGACGTAGGCAAAGGTGGTGAAAATAATGAGTAAGTATACGACAGAGGTGCGATTTATCTGTGAAAATAGTGCAGGCTTAAGTGAAAGCGAGGGCGCAGACAATGTGGATAGTGTGCTAGATAGATGTTGGAATAAGGTTTTTAATTTTGACTTTCCTATCTTTGATGAAAACTATAGGCAGGTTTTGTGTAGAAAGATATTGAAGCATTATTATACAAGGGAGATTGCACATGAGACTGTAGGTAGGTGGAAACTTGCATTAAATGCTAAGCTCAATGAGATTATGCCTTATTACAATCAGTTGTATAAAAGTGAGTTGCTTGAGTTCAATCCTTTTTATGATGTGAATTTGACTAGAAGTAGAGAGGGTAGCGGTACAAGGGATACGATTGGTAGTAATACTAGTAACAGAACTAATAGCAATACAGAGACAAATAAGAATGAGACTAAAGATGTGAATAGTGCTAGTGGTACAAGTAATACTGATACCTTGAATAGATTTAGTGATACACCACAAAATAGCATGGACACACAGGGTATTGCTGATAGCGTTCCTTTGACTACAGTTACTAAGGTAAATGAAGATAATACTACAACTAATAATAGCACTGATACAATTACAAGTAATGGAAGTAGAACTGGAAATGGTACTGAAAATGTGACAGGAAATAATACAGAGAATGTTAATAGCACTGATAAGTATATTGAAACAGTTAAAGGTAAACAGGGAACAGAAAATTATAGTAGTTTATTAAAGAAATTTAGAGAGACTTTTCTCAATATTGATATGATGATTATTGTGGATTGTAGTGATTGTTTCTTTACTTTATGGTAAAGGGAAAGTGAGGTAATAATGAACACAAATTATAAGAACTTAACAGAGTTCAGGTTTTGGTGCTTTAAAGTGTTACCACTAGTGTATGATGATGAATTAAGTTATTATGAAGTTATCTGCAAATGTGTTGATTATATTAATAACTTGATTGAAAATGATAAAGCTATTAGTAATGATGTTGAACGGTTAAAGCAGGAAATGAAACAAGTGCAGGAGTGGATTGATAATTATGATACTAGCTTTGCAGAGAGTATTATCAGAGAGTACCTTGCTACTATGATATTTGTTACTATTAGTGACAGTGGTTATATTGTTTATAATATTCCTGCTAATTGGCAGAGTATTACTTTTAATACTACAGGATTGGATATTGGTAATAATATTGGTGTTGGTAACTATGACTATGGTCATTTAGTATTAAGTTATTAGGAAAGAGAGGAAAGAGTAATATGAGTAATGGATTAATTAACAGACAGTATGTAGGTGCTAGATATGTACCTAAGATTATGGGTGAGTGGAATAAGGCTTTACAGTATGAAGCGTTGAGTATAGTAACGTATATGGGTAATAGCTTTACGAGTAAAGTGCCAGTACCTGCAAATATTGATATTATCAATGAAAACTATTGGGTTAATACAGGTAATTATAACGAACAGATTGAAGAATACAGAAAAGATGTTAGCAATTTATCAAATAAGGTTGCCTCTCTGCCATATGTAACACCAACAATGTTTGGTGCTAACGGCACAGGTTTAACTGATGATACTGACGCTATTTTAACAGCTATAGCATATGCAAATACAAACCGAAAAATATTAGTGTTTGATAAAATATTTTTAATAAATAAAGAGCTTACAATAAACAGTGGAACTAATATTATTATTGAGGGCACTATTGGCAACTTAAATACATTAATAGCTAGTACATCTACTGCAAATATTATCATAGGTGAAAATGGTAGCATAAATCTCGTTGGCACAGCTAACGTTACATTTAGAAATCTAGGTTTTAGAGGTAGTGGAAAGGGTAATGGTGATAGTGGAATAAATATAAAAAGTTTTCGCAATACTTTTGATAACTGTACTTTTGACAAATTTAATACAGCTATTTCCGTTGGCAAAGCAATAAATTGGAACGGTGAAAATCGTATCACTAATTGCTTATTTCAAGAATGCACTAATTGTGTAATAGATAATGAGGGTTCAGACTCTTATTTTACTAATAATATTATACACTCCCTCTGTGACAATTCATTAAAGGGTATCTTTAGTGGATACCAAATAATAGGAAATCATGACTATTCGCTAAATGGCATGACACTAGGCGGATATTGTGAGACAATTACAGGTAACTATTTTGACGGCTATAAAAAACTTACAATTACAGGTAATACAGGACCTGTTATAGTGGGTAATACCTTTTTAGGTGAGGCAAAAGATAGTACTGAATGGTGTATAAAATTTACAAATAACATTGTAAATCATGGCAATATTAGTGGAAATATCGTGGTTGATAGTTCAAATACAGCTAAACGAATTAGCGGACTCGTATTTATTTACACTAACAATGTCGAATATTTTAATAATGTTATTATTGACGGAAATGACGTAAGTCAATGTGAAAAGCTTATAACTGCTACTTCAAATTATAGAGCATATCAGAAAAACATTCAGCCTATAACCACAACTTATAATAATTTGTCGGCAGTTACACCTTTAATAAATACTGTCAGAATGAGCATTAATGGGTGTGTAGGACACTATCATGCAAAAGCTACCGCCGGTAGTTGGACATATGCAGACATATGCGAATTGCAAGGTGCTTATAATAATTGTTTTAATATAATTAGAATAAAAACTAATAATACAGAAGAAATAAAAATCACTACAGATAGAAAAATTTCGATACCAAACTATAGCGCATTAACTGAAATAGATGTTTTAAGCATTATGGATTTACCTGTGTCACTACCTTAAAATTTATTTAATGGTTCGGAGGTATATTACCTCTGAACCATTTTTCAGTTATGAACATCGCATGAACAAATTGTGAACAAATTGTGAACATTTTATATAGTACTATAGTACAAGTTAGACACAACTATCTTCGTGCGCTCACGGTATCACGCTGACGTGCTAACGCTGTACCACTGTGCAGTGCCAACCTTGTACCGAGTGGCGGTACGGGGAGGACACCAAAAAACCAAAGTGATGTACCAGGG